GCAGCAGCATCAGCATCGTAAACTAGAATGTTACGATCTACACCAGCGGCTAGTAGTGTGTGCCAACCGTCATCGTTCATCTTCTTGACAAAGCCAGCTTCTAGAACGCGAGCAGCGCGTGAGACAACATCCCAACGAGCTTCACGAACATAACGAAGTAGCATATCAATAGCATTGGTGATGCTATAGGTCGGAATCATGACATAATCGCCTTCAACGGCGCGTTCAGGAATACGACCATGACCAGGATTGGTATAAGCAACAAATTCGTCTTCCTGACCAGGAGCAAGTAGGTCAAGCGGGAATTCTGTTGAAGTACCAGGTTCCATAGTGATACGCTCAAAGATACCACCAGCGATATCACCAACAAGAACACCCTCACGAAGGGGAAGCTCAATAGCTTTAGCTAGTTCATGTTGTGCAACTAGTGCTTCAGCCTTATTAGATGAGCCAGCCTTCTTTAGAAGGTCGATAAATTCACGATTTGGTTTCTGTGTGAAAGACATTATATATTTCTCCTTTTATTTAAAATTACGGAAGGTTAATGGAAACTTTGGCATACCCATCAGCATCTTTAGTAGATAGGAATCTACCAATAGCTGTTGAATCACCATCTTGTGTTCCACCAATAAGACCAGAATCATTAAGATAAGCAACCTGACCAGCCGTTGGTGTACCATTAATCTGATCAGTAACAACGAAGCCCTTTGTTAGAATGGTAATCTTACCACCCTGCTGAACTTCATCTTTGTGCCAGTTGATATGCTGGCGAGTCTGGTCGATATTAACCACGTCATTAAGGATAACACCAAGAGCGATGCTACCACTACCATCAGCAGCAATTGTGGCTAGTGCAGAGCTGTTGTCCATAGCAGCACCAGATCCCTGTGTGCTAATAGAAACAACCTGCCCCTTTTCCGCAGTTTCGTTTAGGAAATAACTAATGTCAGTATCGAGTTCGTGACGATCACCTTTAAGTGCCATTATATGTACCTCACTTATTTAAGATTTTTAGTTGTTTTTAGAACAGATGTTCTAAAGAATTCAGCAGCAGATGCAAAACCATTTTGCACCGGTTCGGGAACATCAACCATAGCTTCAGTTTCTTCAACTACAGCCTCTTCAATAACTTCTTCTTCTACAGCTTCTTCAACAACCGGTTCTTCAACAACTTCTTCTACTACAGGTTCTTCAACAACCGCAGCTTCTTCAGCGCCTTCTTTTCTTGTGTGCTCAAGTGAAACATGTGCCTGTGTTTTGATAAGATCAAGCATTGCAGCAAATGCTTCATCATCTACAACATCAAACTTAGCAAGTGTATCTTCGATTTTATCTTCAGATATACCAGCATCTTTAGCCTGTGCTGTACGAATCATTTGGCGAATTTCTGCTTTAGCATCACCAAGTTCTTTTGATGTATCAGCTAGTTTAGCTTTAACATCTTCTAGTTCTGAAGTAAGTGTAGCAGCACTTTCTTCCATTTCTGTGATCTTAGCATCTCTATCAGCAATTATTGCAGTTAGACCTGCAACAGCAGCTTCATGATCAGCCTTGATAGTCTCTAGTTCGTCATTGACAGAAGCAACCGCTGCTTCTACTTCAATTTCGACACTATCGACGCTTTGAGAGTCAGACATTGTGAACTCCTCTATTAAAAGATTACTAGTTGAATCGTCGAATGGATCTTCTTCTGTTTTAAGAATGATACTTCTTGGATTCGCCGGTTTATTAACCAAGCCCTTCCCAGAAAAAGATATATTTCGTAACAATCTTCCTACTTTATATCCTTCGTATTCTCCTTTCCCACCATAAACTCTAAGATGTTTAGTTAGAAAAGCTGATGTTTCATTTCTTGCTACTACTTTCATCCCACCATCTGGTGAAACTACAGAGTAATCAAAATCTGAAAATAAGCATTCCATAGAAACAGCCCATTTTCCATCCTCTATCTCAGAAATAAGCTGAGACATTCTTTCTCTTAATTCTGGATTACTCCAGCTTTTATATAAAACGGCTGATGTAATAATATCAAATTGTTGGGGTGGTTCTTCACTATCAATTTTATTGCCGTTACGATCAACAACCATGCTGCCAGTTATATGTCCAATTATATCACTTTCATCATGCATATAATTGAACTGTTTATCTACAGGAGTATCTCTAGCAGCCCAAGCCTCACTAGCATCAAAAACATCATCGTTTTTGTTCCACCCAGTAGAAACTAAAACAGAATTTAAATAGAAGAGATCTATTTGGTCGGGATTAGAAAATCCATAGCCCGCTAGAGTCTTCTCTATTTCTTCTTTATTAGGATGGGCCATATCAGAATCAATTAGTATTTCAGATTCTAATGCAACACTTGCACTAGCCTGAACCTTTTCTGATAAACCATCTAATATTTCTTGTGGATAAACTTTCATATTATCACCTCACTTTTCTTATACACCAAATTTTTACGAAGGGGCACTTTTTACATAAGAGTATGCTAGACAATAAATTTGGCGCATATCTTCAACAGAGGGTGACTTAGAATTTTTGCCCATATATTCCTTCATTAAATTATCTACTTCTACTAATATTTCTCGTTTAATTTTTGCACTAGACTCTAGTATATTAAGTATTATATCCTGACTAATATCAGTATATGGATCTAAGTTAGCAAGTACAACAAACTTAGATAGTTCAACTTCTTCAGACTCTTGTTTTGTCAACTTTCTAATATTAGATTTACCATAATGGGCTAATAAAGCAGGTTGTAACATTTCGCTAATTTGTTTTTGAGCATTTGTTGCCCATATCAATAAACTTGCATTTGTTCTTGGATTAACAACTTTTCTTTTACGAGGTTGTGTATCAATAGCATTTTTAGGTCTACCACCGTCTGGATTTTCAGAAGTATTTGGTTTTTTCTCCTGTGGTTGTGTGGTAGGGGCTTCTACTGCTGGTTCAGGCTTTGGTTTTAAATCGGTAACCTGATCAATAGTTATTACATCTTTATTCAGACCAATCTTTTTATATTCATCTTCTATTTGGGCGTTATGATAAGGGCCGGTTTTTGGCGGAACCTTTTTAGATTTGCGTCCACGATTTTCTGTTTTAATTCGCGCATCTTCAATATCATTAATTTCACCAAACCGCTCACGAACTGTTTCAATAGAAACAATGTCCCGATCTGCTAATTGAACAAGAAGATTCTTTTCAGCAGATTCATCAGAAAGTATCATATGGTCAAAATGAAGTTTGGCTGGTTTAGCAAAACCCATTGCTTTTTGAACTTTTCTAATTTCAGTATTCCAAAATCTACTTAATAAATCTCTACCGTATTCTAATCTTTCAATAAGAGTTTTAAGAGAAATAAAATTATTAGTATAACCACCGCCATTTCCAGCAATACCCGTAAGTGTTGGTGGAATACCAAGCCCAGCATAAATACTATTAAGAACAGGTTGGTATTTCTGCTCACCCAAAAATTTAAAAATCTGCGTATTGCTTTCTTTAAAGTCAAGTTCTGGCCCCCATACTAAATCCATTGTTCCACCACCAACATTACTTGCTAATATATTGCGCAATTTATCAATAGCGTTTTTAGTGGGAAGAATTTTATGCTCAAAATCACCAAGTCGCCAAAGACGAATATTTGAAATAGCACCATCAAGCGCGGACATATCCGCTAACTTCATTTTTTCCAACATTGTGATATCATCAAGAATAGCATTAACCATTGGAAACGCCCATAACTGCCAATCGTCCTTTTTATAATGGAACACCATTATATTTTCTGGATCAAGATCTATATGACTATCACCATTTTTTAATGCCTTTTGAACATCATCTGATAATGAATTTAATGGAAGCTCTTTTGCTTCATAAGATTTTTTGATATAACTGGAGAGTTTTAGTCTATATTTTTTATCACCAGTAAATAAAGCAGACTGACCACCAACAACATCAATAGTTAACGGACTAAGAAAATCATAAACAAAAGGTATGCGACGGCGAGATAGATTTTCTTTTGTAATAATTACATCATCTTCACCACGAGTCATTTGTCGTTGGACGGTTTTATTGAGTTTGGCATATCTTCTTTTGATAACAACATTACCACATCTGAATAATGTATTTAGAAATCTTTCTGATCTCTCTGCGCCGCCAATTTCTTCCCACCATCTGCGGTAGAATTTTTGCGCATTTTTATCCTGGTGAACTAAACTAATACCCTGCGATCCAAAATCCCCCATTAGATCGATAACATTTTTAATGATGCCGACCTTTTCATAGGCGTTCATACATTTAGCAATTATTTCTTTATCTTTACTAGGAGGTCTTTCACCAGTACGGAAATAATAGTAATCATCTTTTCTATAAGATGTTCTAACAGATATGCCATCCTCAATATCTAAATAAGATCTATGGCTTGCATTTGCTGATTGTACCCCATCATAACTATCGACATTAGCTTTTGCTTGTTGCAAAGCATCCTTGTCGTTCATGTCAATATAAAGACTTTTTTCATCTGACATTGGTGTAACCTTTTAAAGAAATGGATATTAGTATTATATCCCAATTGTATTCATATTGTTATACACCAAAAAATCAATAGATGTTATTTAAATCAGCAGCCCACGCCGGGGCAATAAAATCCAATCCACTTCTTTTCTTTTTATTAGACATTTCTGCAAAACCACCAACTATATTATAATCGTCCTGAATTCTTCTTGCTCTTGTTTGTCTAGCCGCCATATTTGCCATTAATAACGAGGAATAACGGTCTTTTCTAATGCGCTCTTTTCTACCGGTTCCTATTTTAACTTCTGGTGTATCCCAGTGCTCTCTACCGGTAGAAGTTTGTCTAATCTCTATCATACAAAGTTCGTTTTTAAGTTCCTCAATTTCCATAACACAGTCTTCTAATGTGTCATATGTACGATTGGCCATTTTATCTTGTTCAATAGATAGTCCAATTGTAATTGGATCAAATCTTGGAAAAATCAATACCTTATCTTCAAAATCTTTTCTTAAACCATGATTTGCCTCTGACAACCAATCATACTTAGCAAACTGACATAACTCTAAAATATGCAGACCAGCCTCATCATCTGTATCCTTTGCTTTATTTTCGTCAATAGTGGGCCATATAGGCACTTCTCCTTTACTTAGGTTCTTTGGGTCGTGTAGGGCTTCAGAGACCGCTATACCGCCACCCTGCGCGTCCATAGCAATATGTACAGTTGGAAATGCGCCCATCAAATCTCGAATTTTTCTGGCACAGAAAGAATAAAAATCTTTTTCTTCGGTCAAACCTTTTCTAATCCGGTCTTTATGCTGTTGACGATTCGTGGTCCAGCAATGTACAATGCGCCTGTGATCGCTGTGGACCTCTAGAACAACGATTGAAAAATTGTCCACTTCCGATGCCGGGTCCACCCCAATAATATATTGACCTGTGGGATTACCTTTGAGCATAGGATCAAAATAAACTTCACCAGAACTAACACTGACCGGTTTTCTGTCATTACCAACACATGATTCAATTAAACTTCTCTTAAAGAATCCAGCACTATCCGTACAGAAAACAGCACCAAACTCCATAAGGTAAATACCGTTATGAACTGTTGCTTTAGATCTAGCAATTTGAGCATCATCCATAAATCCTTTAGGAATAAGATCTACTGGAATTCTTATAACAGAATAATCTTTCCAATTAAAGGATTCAGGTATATCTTCTTCACCAAAGACATCTTTTAGTCTGTGTGGATCGCCCTTACTTTTAACAATTGATTTCCATCTTTTCCAATATGTTGCAAAATGGTTAAAATCATAATATGCTGTTCCTGCTAATACAATTTGGTTACCCACATCCTCAATCTTTTGGTTTTTTGTCAACAGATCTGGGTCAATATTTAATTCTTTTGCTCGTCTTTTTGCTGCTTGTAATTTTACGCCTTCGGAAGGAGATGCGGAAACGGCGGCAAAACCAGCAATAACATTTTCAAATATCTCTCTAGACATAGAAGCAAATTCATCGCTGATAATATCATTAGCTCGCTGGCCTCTAATTTTACTACCATCGCCAATTGGAAGTGCCACAACCTGACTACCATTAATAATCATACGGCACATATCAACATCGCGCCGAGGGCCAGAATTACTATCACACAGATCTCTTAAAATTGGAGAGTTTTTCCATATATTCTCCATATAGTCATGTAGGAATTTAGATTGACGAAATGCCGCACCTACAACAACTATTTTTCTATTGGGCATAAGAAATGCCCTAAGTAAACAATATAAACTCATTATAAAAGTTTTACCCATACC